CATCTCTTCATTCCTTCGTTGTGACAAAGATGAAGATGGCGGACATCCAACAGTAGGACAGTTCAGTCAGCAGAGTATGTCTCCCTATACAGAACAGCTCCGAACTTTCGCAGCACTCTTTGCAGGAGAGACAGGATTAACTTTGGATGATTTGGGATTTGTATCTGAAAATCCATCAAGTTCGGAAGCTATCAAAGCAAGTCACGAGAATTTAAGACTCACAGCAAGAAAGGCACAAAAGTGTTTCGCAATTGGTTTTAAGAACACAGGTCTTGTTGCAGCTTGTTTGAGAGATAACTTCCATTATGACAGACAGGTGCTCAACGTTGAGAAAGCTATCTGGGAGCCAATCTTCGAGCCGGATATGTCTACATTATCAACTATCGGAGATGGAGCTTTGAAGATAAATCAAGCAATACCAGGATACTTCAATGCAGACAATATGAGAGAACTCACAGGCATTGATGGTGGTAATTAGGGAGAGAGGTGGTTGAATAGTGGAAGACATTGTGCCAAGCCTGTTGGATAAGATTGCAACTGACTTTGATTTGAAGGTTGGCGCAGACAATGAGGTCGAGGTCTTGTTGGGAAAGATAACATCCGGCAAAGGTAATCTGCATGATGTGTCTCTGTATGCAAGGCGGTTGGGAGATTTACTCTCAATGACATTGCAGGAGAACTTAACGCAGGATGTATTGCCAGATGGCAAAATGTATTACAACATTGCTGATAGAATTATCACTCCAATGATGCGTCAGAACTTCAATTTGTCGGTAGATCAGGCACAAGCAATTCAAGCTTTGGCAGATGCTGAAAGCAAAATTGGCATTAGCTCGATAAGACCTGACTTCCCTGTTGAGAGAGTACAGCAGATAGTTGATTCTCTGACAGAGGATACCGAGTTTGAAGTTATCCAAAGGCGGATGGGAGAGCCAGTTGCAAATTGCAGTCACAGCTTTGTTGATGACTTTGTGAGAGCAAACGCAGAATACAGAGCTATGGCAGGACTTGAAACTTCCATAACAAGAACATTAGTTGGTGGTGCTTGTCCTTATTGCACTAGACTAGCAGGCTCTTGGATTTATGGAGAGGAACCAACAGATGTTTACAAGAGACATGATAGTTGCAGATGCACTGTGACTTTCAAATCTAAAAAGGGTTATCGTCAGGATGTACATACCAAAATCAAGACGATATTAAACCCGCAAGAGTTACAGGATAACATCCTGGAAAGGAGCTAAACTGAATGAGGTTAGGTAGGCAAACACCTACTAGCTCCGTAGTGCTTCCGTATGAGAAATCATTCGGGCAAGACGCAATTGATTTGTACAACAACATAAGAACAGCGCAAGAGTGGCAGAGATTGCTTGTGACAGATATCCTCGCTTATGGGGATGATAATTTGTGGGTTCATTCCAAATTCGGCTATTCGGTGCCTAGAAGAAATGGTAAGAATGAAATAGTCGCAATAGTAGAAATGTATGCGCTGATGGAGTTGGGTATTAAAATTCTCCACACAGCGCACAGAACCACAACCGGTCACACTGCTTGGGAGAGACTTTGTTCGTTTTTGGATGAGCAGGGTGTCGAGTATGATTGTACCAAGCAGTTAGGTCTTGAAACCATTAAACTTGAAAATGGTGGCAAGATAGCATTCAGAACAAGGTCATCAAAAGGCGGTTTGGGTGAAGGTTACGACCTGTTAATCATAGATGAGGCGCAGGAATACACAGATGATCAGGAGAGTGCATTGAAGTATGTCGTTTCTGATTCATTGAATCCAATGACCATCTTTTGTGGAACTCCACCGACCAATGTATCTGCAGGAACAGTCTTCCAGAAGTTCCGAGAAAAGGTTCTTTATGGCGAGAGTAAAAATGCAGGCTGGGCAGAGTGGGGCGTTGAAGAAATGTCGGATGTGCACGATGTAGACCTCTGGTATGAGTGCAACCCTTCAATGGGTACGATTCTTACAGAGAGAAAGGTCGAAGATGAAATCACATCAGATGACATTGATTTTAACATCCAGAGATTAGGACTTTGGCTGAAATACAATCAGAAATCGGCAATATCAGAAGGTGCTTGGGATGATTTGGAGGTTTCAAGTGTTGATGTTGTCGGAAATGTCTATGTTGGCATTAAATACGGACATGATGGCGTGTCAGTTGCAATGAGCGTTGCAGCCAAAACCACAGATGGACGGATATTTGTTGAAGCTCTTGATTGTAGACCTGTTTCAGAGGGCAATGGTTGGATATTGAGTGCACTATCCAAACTACACACTCTGAAAAATGGAGTCTATGTTGATGGAGCAAGCGGTCAAGCATTATTGGCTGCAGACATGAAAGCCAACAAGATGAAGCCACCTGTTCTGCCAAAGGTGCAGGAGTTCATTGTTGCAAATTCAGCATTTGAACAGGCTGTTTTTCAGAAGACAATTATCCATTCAGCACAGCCTAGCCTTCGTAATATCGTTACAAATTGCGATAAGAGAAAGATAGGTACCGGTGGTGGATTTGGTTACAAGTCAATTATGGAAGGCGCAGACATAGCCTTGATGGATTCAATGATATTAGCTCATTATTCCTGTGCTGTGGCAAAGCCAAAGAAACAACAACATATTGGGTATTAAATTGGGATTCCTTCGGGAGTCCTTTTTTAATAAATTTACGCACTACGCGGTTAATGTAGGAAAGGAGACATTGTTATGTCAGAAGAAAAGAAATTTAGTCAGGAAGAACTTGATGCAATCGTCAAGGAGAGACTAGAAAGAGCAGAGAAGAAGTTCGCAGAGAAGTACGCAGGATATAAGTCAACAGAAGAGGTTGACAAGTTGAAAGCAGACTTTGAAAAGCAGATTTCAGACCTGTCAAATTCGATTTCAGCAGAGAAAGAAAAATATGCTGATTTCGACAAGCAACTTGCAGAGAAAGATTCAAAGCTCAAAGCATATGAGACCAGCTCCATTAAGACAAAAGTCGCTCATGAGGTTGGACTTGGATTTGATGCGATTGGATACCTGCAAGGGGAGACCGAGGAAGAGATTAAGGCTTCCGCCGAAGGTCTTAAGTCACTTATGGGTGGTTCATTTGTTCCGCCATTGGCGAATCCAGAACAGCCACCTGAATCAAGCACAGAAGGAGCAATGAAGGAGCTTCTTCGTAATATGAAAGGAGACAATTAAATATGGCAGCAGTAGCTATGGGTTCAAACTTCCCTAAAGTTTTATCACAGGAGATTTTCAACAAGGTAAGAGGCAAGTCTTCACTTGCTAAATTATCACAGCAGATTCCAGTTGCTTTTACTGGAACAGATGTATTCACATTTGATTTTGATCATGAGGTTTCAATCGTTGCAGAAGGTGCACAGAAGGTTGAAGGTGGCGCAGCAGTTGCACCAGTAACAATCAAGCCTGTTAAGGTTGAGTATGGCGCAAGAGTAACAGATGAGTTTCTTTATGCATCAGAGGAGAGACAGCTTGAGATCCTTGGAGAGTTTGTTGAGGCATTCTCACGCAAGCTTGCAAAGGGTCTTGATTTGATGGCTTTACATGGAGTAAATCCTTACACAGGAACAGCTTCAGCAGTTATCGGAACTAACAATCTTGATTCAAAGGCAACAGCAGTAACAGGAGCTGCTTCAATTGAAGCAGGTATGGCAACAGCTGCAGCGACAGTTGCAAACTATGACCTTAATGGAGTAATTCTTTCAAAGGCAGCAGGCGCAGAGCTTGGAGCATTGAAGGAGAACGGTGTTTCAGTATATCCACAGCTTAAGTGGGGCGGAAACATTGACGAAATCAACGGATTGAAGGCTGATGTGAACATCACAGCAGATGCTTCAAACCCTGTTGCTTACACAGGCGATTTCGATGCCTTCAAGTGGGGTTATGCAAGAGATATCTTCACAAAGGTTATCGAGAACGGTGACCCAGACAACACAGGAGTAGACCTTGCAGGTTCTAACCAGGTATATCTTCGTGCAGAAGCTTACATCGGATGGGGCATCATGGATGGTGCAGCATTCGCAAAGGTTACAGAGTAAGGAGTTGATGGTTCATGAAGTACATCAATGAGAAGGGAGTCGTTATTGAGACCGACTGCAAAGTATCCGGCAACGGGTGGAAAGAAGTAGTCGAAGAGAAGAAGACTTCCAAGAAAGAGAAAGGTGTTGAGAAGAAATGAGTTCATATGCAACTGTTGAAGAACTAGCAGCATATTGGAGACCGCTGACAGAATCAGAGCAAGAAAGAGCCGAGATTTTGTTGGAGAATGTCTCATCAGAGATTCGCTTGTATGCCAAAGGGTTGGGGTTAGACTTCGACACTA